ACCTATAAAACCAAAAAGAAAAACAGATTCATGGGATCATGTGAGAGGATTAAAAGTGTCGGGTTGGAAAATGCAGAGTAAAAGGAGAAAACAGTGGAAACCAATGGAGGGCATTTAAAATGATTAATAGTTTTACTGGAGATTATTACTTTTTAAGTAACTTTTATATGGCACCGGTAAGTTACAACGGATGGGACTATACAAATAATGAAGCAGCTTTTCAAGCGCAGAAAACAAAGAATCGTAGACTAAGATTCCAGTTATTTTCTAAAGCTAGCCCATCAGAGGCAAAGGCAACAGGCAGAAAGATTGATTTGAGATCAGATTGGGAAGAAGTAAAAGATAAAGTAATGTATGAAATCGTACTGGCTAAATTCACTCAGAATCCAGATCTTAAGGAAAAGTTACTTGCTACAGGTGATGAACATTTGGAAGAAGGAAATACATGGGGAGATACAACTTGGGGAACTGTTAATGGTATTGGAGAAAACAGGCTTGGTAGAATTCTTATGAAAGTAAGAAAGGAACTGCAGGAGGAATCAAAATGAAAAAGGCAGCTACTATATTAATTCTTCTGCTTATCAGTGCATTTATGTTGACTGGATGTGCTAAATGTATTGATAAGAAAGAAGAAAGTGTGAAAGTCAAAATTGTTAATGAATACTATAAGCCGAAAGAAACTCGTTTCATAGGTATAATTAATCATGTTCCACAATTTCGGACAGATTATGCCGAGTATGAAATTACGGTAGATTATAACGGAACTGAATATTCTCTTAGTGATGAAAGTACATATCGTAAATATCATGGAAGAATAGGACAAACAGTGTCTGCCGTATTGATTACAAAGACATATGATAATGGCAATGTTACACAATATATTAATTGTTTAGGAGGATTATAAGATGAAATATTACAATGGATATTTTAAAGAACTCAAGAATGAAATTGTACAGTGGATCAGAGACTGGTTCAATCAGAATGGTCCCGGCTGCAATGCAATTGTAGGAATTTCTGGTGGAAAAGATTCTTCTGTAGTAGCAGCGCTTTGTGCAGAAGCTCTTGGAAAAGATCGTGTAATTGGTGTACTGATGCCACAGGGTCAGCAGAAAGATATTTATGCTGCGTACAAGCTTTGTGAATTTCTTGATATTAAATCATACGAAATCAACATTGGCGACACAGTTCGAAGTGTATTGTCAAGACTCGAAAGCTCAGGAATCGAGATCAGCGAACAGACAAAAATAAATCTTCCGGCACGTATTAGAATGTCTACATTATATGCTGTCTCTCAGTCTTGTAATGGAAGAGTAGCAAATACATGTAATCTTTCAGAATCATATGTCGGTTATGAAACTAGGTATGGTGATTCAGCAGGTGATTTTAGTCCGTTAGGAAAATTAACTGTATATGAAGTTAAAAAACTTGGATATGAATTATTGCTTCCTACAGAACTTATTGAAAAGATTCCAATTGATGGATTATGTGGAAAGACAGATGAGGACAATTTAGGATTCCCATATGAAGTTCTGGACAGATATCTTCGTACAGGAGAGATTGACGATCTGGCTGTAAAAGCTAAGATTGATTTAATGCATAAACGATGTCTCTTCAAATCAGAGAAGATTCCGGTATTTAATCCTGAATTAAAAGTGGAGGCAGAATAATGGAGAACATATTTATATCATTCTTGTTAATCGAAATTCTTTTCACAACAATTTTAATAATTAATTGTGCAATTGATGAATTATTACCAATAAAAGAATATAAAAAGTGGTCCCAAAATAAAAATTGGTTCGGTAAGATATATATATTTCTTACAGTTATATTTACTATTCCTGCAGCAATTATTATATATATCGCTTTTTCCATTGTGTTCTTAGTAACATTTATTTATACACTTGGAATTAAAGAGGAGAAGAAATAACATGAAACCATATGATGTTGGGCTTGTTTGTGGGCGTTTTCAAACGTTCCACAAAGGCCATGAAAAACTTATTGATACTGGGTTATTGCTTTGTGATCGGATGCTTATTCTTGTTGGCAGTGCACAAGAATGTGGGACAAAACGTAATCCTTTGAATGTTAATACTAGAATCAAGATGATACGTGAAGTATATGGTGATGATCCAAACATTATGATTTATGCATTATCAGACCTCACTGATGAAAATGATATTACTCCAGATTGGGGTAGATATCTTCTTCAAAATGTGGATCGGTATATTTATAAAAATCCAGATGTAATGATTTATGGTAATGATGATAGCCGGAGCGGATGGTTTGATAAGAAAGATTTAAAGAACACAACCGAATTAATCATTAATCGTGAAGAATTACCCATCTCTGGAACCATGTTGAGAGCACTTATGATACAGGATAAACGGCGAGAATGGATGACTTTTGTTAATCCTAAACTACATAAAATGTATGATGAAATTCGTGGCGAACTTATGGAAAGCATAAAGGAGAATTAATGGAGGAAGCAGATATGACACCAGGAAGGCCGCAACAATTGCCTTACGTATCACCACCAGATAAAAAAACGTCTCAGGAAAAATCTGGTAGTAATATTGTTGTTGAATGGATGTCAGCAATAAAAGAAATTGCAGAAAATGGATATGCCTTGCCTAGCGCAAACGTTCATTCGAAAGATGAAAAATTTCAAAGGATTATTGGTATGTGTAATGCAGTTATTATGGTATTAAAGGAGAATTAATTATGGAATTTACAAAAGCAGCAGCATGGATTTCAACTGCATTAGCAGTAATTGTAGGCATTGAAGTCACGCATTCAGCATGGTGCTTATGGGCGTTTTTGTTACCTTTATTAATGAGTTAAGACAATATGAGGAATGAGGTTTTAAATGGCAAAATATCTAATGAAATATAAAGGTACTTACAGACTAAAAGCTGCAATAGATCAAAGTACCAATGATTATCCCAGAGATGATTCTGGAGGAATAGATCCAAGTTTTGATGATATTTATATTAAATGTTATGGCGGTGCTCAGATATATCATTATGGTTTTTCTACTCTTGTAGCTTATATCCCATCTATAGGAAGAGGACACAATATTTTAAAAGCTATAGCTAATGATATTGGGTTACCGGAATATGAAACTTATGAAGAATTATATAAGGCACTTGAAGATGAAGGAACTGTACGAAGTATCATGGAAAACGACAAAGAAATAGAGTTTAAGTTCCATGCTCGTAAGTTAGAATACATAGCACTTTTTCTTAAACCTGCGATTGCAGGAGCTGATATTAGTCCTTTCTCGACTAAGAACTTACCCAAATGTGATTACCCTATTCCTGAGGAAGATTTAGCAGAATACAACGCTATTTTGGATTCTATGGACAGCAAGGATTACTTGTTAGTCTCTAGGGTAACCGATGCTTTTTTGACTAATAAACTTCAAAAAAGTAAGCAGTATAGGACAATTGATTTGAAAAAAGATATGAAGAAAAAATGTTTAAAAACTAAAGAATATATCCATTCATTAGGCAAATGGAATGAATATATTGAATATTTAAAAAAGGAGATTTGTAAATGCGGATCGAAAGATTAACTTACGTTACTGAAAATGGAGAGATTTTGTTTCACCCAGACGGTTATCCATCTGATAAAGGACTTACAATTAAGCAACTTGCAAAAAACAAAAGATGGAAAATTCTTAATAAAATTGCTCGTCAATTAGCAAATTATGAACAATCTGACAATATTAAACAATCAATAAAATTAAGTAACGATATAATACTTTATTATATTGATTTTAGATGGTCGAAATGTCATAAAGGAATAGAACACGATGGATATAGTGATGAATGTAACCATTGTAACGACTATGGATGTAGTAGTAAGAAAGAATACTATATAGACACGATTAACCTTATTAGTCACCTGGATTATATTTCTAAAAAGGATATTGGTAAAAAATACTTTTTTACGTATGAAGAAGCACAAACTAAACTAAAAGAATTGCAAAATGCTCATTTAATATAAAGTTATACTCAGATAATATATACATTAAATTATATACAAAAAGGAGATTAATAATATGGCAAAAAGAGTAGCAAGATTTGAGAAAGTTACATACAGACAGTTTGAAAAAGATTGGATTGATACATTTAATGTTCCTGAATTAAATATGTCAACTAGGCGAAATATTAAGGATATTTATGATGCAATTACGTTACCTAAAAGAGCAACAAAAGGCAGCGCAGGATATGACTTTGTAAGTCCTTTGACATTTACTTTAAAGCCTGGTGAAACCATTAAAATTCCTACAGGGATCAGATGTGAAATGGACATAGATTTGGTTCTGATGTTATATCCTAGAAGTGGATTAGGATTCAAATATGGGTTAAATCTTATGAACCAAACAGGTATTGTGGATTCAGATTTTTATTACAGCGATAACGAAGGACATATATTTGTTAAACTGAAAAATAATGGCGATAAAGAATGTACAATTAGAGGAGGTGACAATGTTGTGCAGGGAGTATTTTTAGAATATGGTATTACTATTGATGATGAAGCAACAGGCATAAGAAATGGTGGATTTGGAAGTACAACAGAGAATAAGTAGGAGGGTTTTATGTGGATTAGAAGTCAAAATCAAGAAAATTATTTAGATGCATCTGGAAAGACATTTTCTATATATAATGGAAATCAGATTCGTATGAAATATGCAAATAGTTCTGTATTACTTGGAGAATATTCTTCTTCTAAAAAAGCACATAATGTATTGAATAAATTAAGAAAACAAAATGATAAATGGCATTCTATGAATGTATTTTATTCAAGTAATAATATGGGTTTAACTATTTCATCTATGAATAATGTACTTGCTGCACTAGAAGAAACCAATACATTTGAAATGCCACAGGATGAAGACGTGTAACTATGCTTACAACAGATAGAGAAAAGACTATATGCGAAAAATATAGCGCATATGATAAAAACAATCGTGTCCATTGTAATGAGTGTCCACTTATTAAAGGGGATCCTGCTCAACATGACTTCCGGTGCAAAGCGAATAGTCATTATAATAGACACACTCGTGAATGGGAATATGATGATTAAAAGTAAAAAAAAGAGGCACTCCGTATATGGTTAGTGCCTCTTTAAAGAAAAATGTGTATGGTTATATGTATGAATGCTATACATCAAATACAACCATGTATAGTATATCATTTTATTTGATAAAAAGAAAGGATAACTATGAAAATTCGACTAAATAATTCAGCAGATGCTACGGCTGTTGTATCTATTGCAAATAAGTTTAAAGATTGTGATATTGATGGAAAATTTGGAAGATATATTATAGATCTTAAATCTATTTTAGGAGTGTTATCATTTGAACTTCCAAAAACAATTGAAGTAGTAATTCAGAGTGACAATACTAAATTAATAGAAGATCTGGAGCATCAACTTGGATTTTGGAAAGTAGAAAATGATGATCGCATTATCTGAGAAATATGCTCTAACTATAGATGAGGCTGCTCAATACTTTAATATAGGAAAGAATAAGCTACGTGAGCTTGTTAAAGAACCGGGATGTACTTTTGTCATGTACTCCGGTAACAGGTGTCTGATAAAAAGACAGAAGTTTGAAAAATATTTAGATAGCATTGTCTATTTATAATTGAAAGAAGTCCGTATGTATGATATGATTAATGTAGAAAATTGCCTCATTGTACATACGGACTTTTTGAAAGGATGATGTATAATGGGAAAAGATTTAAAAGGTAAAGATCTGGGTGTGGGTATTACCCAGCAAAAAAACGGTTTATATAATGCAGGTTTTGTTGATAAGCTAGGCAAAAGGAGGGTTAAGCGTTT